CAACAGGTGGCGGTGGTGGTGGCGGGGCTGATTCAGATCCAAATTTTCCGCCAGCACCAGAAGACACAAAAGTACCGACTACTTCTGCAGGTTCATTAACTCCAGCACAACAAGAATTAGTTAAACAAATACATGCTTTAATGATGAGCCATGGCGATGATCCGAATCCAACACCCGTTTGGATGAAATCTACCGAACACGCTCAAGCTGTGTTAGATAAAGTAGAACATGCAAGTTCTGCACAATCTGATCAAGACAAGCGGGCAGCTGCAGAAGCTGCAGCTGTAGCTGTAGCTGGCGAAAAGAAAAATGCTGATAAATCTGGTGCTGGTGCAAGTCCAACAAACACTACTGATTTACCAAAGGTTCCAGCAGGTACTGATATTAACAAATCCGGTACAACAATGCCAGGAGTTAAAGAAAGCGTAGAAGATGAACTAGCTCGCTGGCTTAAAATAGCTCGCGGTTAATTAAATAAATGGCAGATTAATTTCTGCCATTTCCACCTCTAAATGTTGCATTTACACAATAAGTAATATATAATAGGCTATATAATTAAGGAGATAGTATGCCAGGTCGTAGTTATGGTCCCGAAGAAAAGGCAAAATTAGAAAGATTGATTAGCGAAGGTTCAACAGTATTACGAGAAGTTGAAGATTTGCAAGAAGGCTTGAAAGAAACAGTTAAGGCAGTTGCAGAAGAATTACAAATTAAACCCAGTGTTATTAACCGAGCTATTAAGATTGCTCACAAAGGTGATTGGCAGGCTTATAATGAAGATTGGGAAGAAATCGAAGCAATTTTAGATATCACTAAAAGAATTTAAAAATGGCTCGATTATTTACATTTGGGTGTTCATACACTTACTATTTAGGGTGCCCTACATGGTCACCTTTCTTAGGTTTAGAATTTGATAATTATGAAAATTGGGGGATACCAGGATCCGGATGTCGAAGCATCTCTGAACGAGTTGCAGAGTGCCATGCAAGAAACAATATTAATGCAGATGATATAGTAATTGTTCAGTGGACATACTATTTACGACACGATTATTGTAAATTTGTAAAAGATAATCAATATCATTGGAGGGCAAAAGGAAGTATTTTCGAAGAAGTAAATTCAAAGATATTTAACCCATGGTGGATTGATACGTTTTTTGATGAATCTGCATATGTGATGCATAGTCTAAATGCCATAATATCAGTTATATCTTTATTAAAATCAACTGGATGTACCTGGTATATGACAAGTATTGGAGATTTTACTAAATTAGGAAGTGATTTAGATAACTATAAAGCAGATGAAAAAATAAATTCTAACGAAATTTCTATTCAAAAAGACTTTCCACAATATAATTTTTATATCGATCGCATTTGGTCTGAGAATAAAGACCATTGGATTAAACCAATTGCATATCACGCAATAGAAAATCCAGACAAGAATTGGTTGTTTAAAAATAAAAAAGGTGAGTGGGGTATCAGTGAAAGGCATCCTAGTGCCGTTCAACATGTCTCATGGCTTAATACTTATTTAAGACCTTTACTAGGATTAGGTGATCCACCTAAAGAACAACAGTTATGGTTAGACGCTATAGCAGAAGTTAAAGAGAAAGCCGATCATGATATATTTACATTTTATACAAATATAAATACAAAAGGATATCCGCACAAATTTTGGCCAGATGATATTTGGTTTAAAAAGGTTCCGGGATTCTAAAAAGAAGGCTAGCGGGCCAATAAACCGCATGAAGGTATTTGTCAGCCTCAAGTGACATCGGAGAATAATTATGAGCTATGTAGACGCCTGGTTTGATAGAGAGAACGATATTGTTCGAGTAGTTGAACGCAACAAGAAAGGTGAGCGTGAGTTTCGCGATATTCCTGTAAAACACACATTCTATGTAAAAGACCCTAAGGGCAAATTCCAATCAATTTACGGGGATCCTCTTACCCGTATTGTTTGTAAAAACACTAAAGAACTGCGTAAGGAACAGGCCATTAATAGTGGTAAAACTCTTTACGAGTCAGATATTAATCCAATTTTTGTAACACTAAGTGAACACTACTTAAATCAAGATGCTCCTAAACTAAATGTAGCATTTTTCGATATTGAGGTAGACTTTGATCCAGAGCGTGGTTATGCAAGTCCAGACGATGCATTTATGCCAATTACTGCGATTGCTGTCTACCTACAATGGATGGAAACTATGGTGTGTATGGCTATTCCGCCTAAAGGTGTTAGCATGGAAGATGCCAAAGAAATGGTTAAAGATTTTCCTAATACTTACTTGTTTGACAATGAAGGTGAATTGTTAAGTATGTTCTTAGATCTTATACAAGATGCCGATGTTATCAGTGGGTGGAACTCAGAAGGATTTGATGTACCTTATACAACTAATCGTGTAATCAAAGCATTAAGCAAAGAAGATACTCGTAGATTCTGTCTGTTTGATCAATTGCCAAAAAAACGAGAGTATGAAAAATATGGCAGGACCAGTACAACTTATGATTATATAGGTCGTGTGCATTTGGATTATCTTGAATTATATCGCAAATATACATATGAAGAAAGACATAGCTATCGGTTGGACGCTATTGCAGAACATGAATTAGGACAACGTAAAACACAGTACGAAGGTACATTAGACCAATTATACAACAATGATTTCCGTACATTTGTAGAATATAATATTAATGACTGTAAACTACTCGATGATTTGGATAAGAAATTAAAATTTATGGATCTTGCCAATACATTGGCACATGAAAACACAGTATTACTACAAACTACGATGGGTGCAGTAGCGGTAACAGAACAGGCTATTATTAACGAAGCACATCGGAGAGGATTTCAAGTTCCTAATCGTATTAAAAAAGATGATCGCGAAGAGAATACTGCGGCCGCAGGTGCGTATGTTGCAGTCCCTAAAGATGGAATTCACGATTGGATCGGGTCGTTAGATATTAATTCACTTTATCCCAGTGCAATTAGAGCACTTAACATGGGTCCAGAAACTATTATAGGCCAAATGCGTCAGACAAAAACTGAAGAATACATTGAACTACAGATGGCAAAAGGCAAATCATTTGCGGCTGCGTGGGAAGGCATATTCGGCAGTTTAGAATACGAAGCAGTTATGAACCAAGAGATTGGTACAGATATCACTATTGATTGGGAAAATGGAGAAACTGATATATTAAGTGCGGCAGAAGTATACAGACTTATTTTCGAAAGCAATCAACCTTGGATGATTAGTGCTAATGGTACTATCTTTACACACGAAAAAGAAGGTATTATTCCAGGTCTACTAAAACGCTGGTATGCCGAGCGTAAAGAAATGCAGGCTAAACTAAAAGATGCTATTAAAGCAGGCAACAAAGTCGAAGAAGAATACTGGGACAAACGACAACTGGTTAAGAAGATTAACTTGAATAGTTTGTATGGTGCTATTCTTAACAGTGGTTGTAGGTTCTTTGATAAGCGGATTGGACAATCAACAACACTAACAGGTCGTCAGATTGTCAAACACATGGCCGGTAAAGTAAATGAGATTATTGCCGGCGAGTATGACCATAGAGGTAAAGCAGTCATATACGGTGATACCGATAGTTGTTATTTTAGTGCTTATCGCACTTTACAGAAAGACATCGAAGCAGGGCGAATTCCTTGGACGAAAGAAACAGTAATACAATTGTATGATCAGATCGGCGATGAAGTTAATACTACATTTCCGCAATTTATGTTAGATCAGTTTCATTGTCCAAAAAGCCGTGGTGAAGTCATAAAGGCTGGCCGTGAAATCGTCGGTAGTAAAAGTTTATTCATTACTAAGAAACGATATGCTGTATTATACTACGATAAAGAAGGAAAAAGAACTGATGTAGATGGAAAACCTGGCAAAATTAAAGCTATGGGGTTGGATCTTAAGCGTAGCGATACTCCTGAATTCATTCAAAACTTTTTAAGTGATGTTCTTGAAATGGTATTAATGGGAAAAGACGAGCAAACTGTTTTAGACATGATTAGTGAATTTCGAATAAAATTCAAAGGTCGTCCTGGATGGGAAAAAGGTTCGCCTAAAAGAGCTAATAACATTACAGATTATCAAGAAAAAGAGAAAAAAATTGGCAAAGCAAACATGCCTGGGCATGTCAGAGCCAGTATTAATTGGAATACTTTAAAAAGAATGTACAATGACAAGTATTCAATGTCTATTACAGATGGTGCTAAAGTCATCGTCTGTAAACTTAAACCTAATCCGTTAGGTTTTACATCAGTTGCTTATCCTGTAGATGAACTGAGATTACCACAGTGGTTCAAAGATTTACCCTTTGATCATGCTGAAATGGAACAAACTATTATTGATAACAAACTAGACAATTTAATTGGTGTATTAAATTGGGATATCAATAGTACCGAAGAAAAAAATACTTTTAACACATTATTTGAGTTTTGATATGAATATTATAATTGCAGGATATGGGTTTGTAGGAAAGGCTGTAGCAAACTCATTAAAAGATAAAAATGAATTGTATATCGTTGATCCTAAATACAACAATCATACAGTGAGTCGATACAGTCACGCAGACTGTATGATTGTATGTGTAGGAACTCCTAGTAGTGACGATGGCGATTGCGATATAAGTCAGCTGAAGACTGTGCTGGACGATGCGCCTTATGATATACCAATATTAATTAAATGCACCGTTCCGCCAGATTACTTGGAAAAATTAATCGAAGAGCATCCTTATAATGATATAAGTTATAGTCCGGAATTCCTAAGAGCGGTAACAGCGAATGACGACTTTAAAAATCAAACTTATATGGTAATCGGTGGCGATAACTTTATTTTTTGGAAGGAAGTTTTTCAAGATTCGTTACCCAAATGTGAAGCATACTTAGAAACAAGCGTAGGTGAAGCTAGTATGGTAA